TTAGCTGCCAACGTACATTATGGGGGAGATCTGTTTTAAGCCGTCCATTCCGAGATAGAGCCCCGATACAGCCACGGGAATACCTCCGACTCCGATGAAGAGATTGGTTTTTGTTATAGGAACCGCCTCACCCGTTAGATAGTTCGAGGCAGTTGATCCGCTGTAAGTACGGGCGCGGTACATAACGGAATCCCAGTCACTTCCGATCGTGTCAGTAAAGGATGTTCCCGCATCCTTGTAGATCTTAGTCCATGTTGATCCGCCGTTTGTGGATCTTTCAAGCTCCGTTTGTGTGACCGTCAGAGATACATCCGCCTCCGAGAGCTCCCAGGTGATCTTGTTTTTTCCACCCGCTGTAGGAGACAGGTATGTCAGATGAAGCGGTGGGGGAACCTGGGATGATGCAAATCCAATGTAGATGGGTGAGGTGAGCTCGAGATATTCTACACAGTTTTCAGGCTCAGTTGACGGATCAACTCCATCGTAGAACCCAATCATGATCTTGTACCAAAGAACTCTGCCGGAAGCATATTTTATTCCGGTGTAGGTATATTCCTGTTCATACGGAACATTTTCAGCGATCTCATGTGTCTGCATATTAGCCGTGGACAATGTGCTGTTGTAGTAGTAGGCGTTCAGTCTCATGATTCGCGCGTCATACGACGTAGGCTTGTTAATGCCAATATCAAGAACATTCGTACTGTTGGAAAACGCACCCGTCTTGGATTTTATATATCCGCTTACCCTTGAAGGTTCGTTCGCTGTTCCGTTCCAGCTTACCGTGAAAGTTTTTGCATCAACCAAAACTGTGTTATAGAACAGATCGAACCATGTGTCGGACTTCGGTGATTTAATGGAAATACTTTTTACAGAATCGTCATATTCAAAGTCGAATGAGTAGATGTAACCCTTTAAATGAGCACCCGATATTGGAGTAGGTGTCCTTTGTGTCACTCCGTTATATGTGATATCATAGTTTTTTACGTTTGAGTTTCCGCTGTACCTTTCCTCGAGTGTAACGCGAAGAATACTTCCGTCACCGCTGACTCTGATATATACAGGAGCACAATCCGTAGCGCTTGAGGTTAGGGTATAGAGGGAAGCGTAGAGAAGTTTCATATCAGAGCTTCACCTCATTCCGCGGTAAGTACGAACAGCTCTCCGTCGGCAAGAGTGTCGGGGAGACTTGAACCGTAGCTGATGTTTCTCACGACAGAAGCGCCCGTTGCGTCAGGTGCCGCGCGAAGCCCTCCCGTCATAACTCCTCCTGTTTTTTTCATGTATCCGTCAGCAGAGACACCGCCCAGCATGTTGGCGTTTTCAGCAACTGCGGTAGTTCCGAGCGCGTCGATCGTGCTTGTGACGATGCCGCATTTTTGCTTGTCCGCACGGGTGTCGGTTATCATGTCGGCGGTGATCTCTGTCGCGCCTGATGGAACAGCTACAGTAGCGAGCACAAGATCTCGAATGTACTCACCGTTTGAGATGGCACTCTCGATCTGATCGGTTACGATGAATTTGAACTCACCGCTTGCCGTGTTGAGTCTGAGGATCACGGCGTAGGATGTGTTTGAGGCGACAGCGAAGCTTGCCGCTTGCTTGTTCCATGCCATATATCCTCTGATCCATGCGATGCCTTCACCGATCTTGATCGTCATGTCGTCTCCCGGTGTCACAGCCATGCTTTCAGAGCCGAGAACACCATCCTTGTAGAAGCATGAGATCATTTTTGCAAAAAATGCGGAATCAACAGCCTTGTTTCCTCGCGGATAGCCGCCGACAGTTTCCACAACCTCGGTGGAGTCGAACATTCCACCGAAAACTTCCATGGTCATTTCTGCCATAAATTACCTCCGATTATATATTTTGATTTTTTAGTAGCCGTCTGACCGCACTGACTTCTTCGCCGAAGAAAGGGCAGACGGTTTTTCCGCCGTTCTCGTAAACGATGTCGACCGCGGTGAGCCTGAGCGCAAACGACAGACACAGCTCGTCGTCGACAACGTCGCAAACGTCACCTATGTTGTAGTCGATACCGAAGATCGGCAGGGCATCGGTGTCACACTCAGCGCTGACGAAGACTGATTCGGGATACTTTGCGAGAAGCTCCAGCCCGCGCCGCAGAAGAGCGTTTTCATATGCCGCCGTATCCTCGAAGTCGTCGGGGGAAATATCGGCGGCTTTTTTGTAGATCTCACGTATCTGTGCGCCGCCGCTGTTGTCAGCTGTGACGACTGTTCCGTCGGAGCCCTCGATGTACGCGACGTTTTTCATGCTCTCGTTTTGCTTCGTGAGTGATATCGAGACGATGTTGCCGAATGAGGACGAGAAAATCGCCGGCTCAGCCTCACAGAAATCTGTGGAACGGTCGAGCCCTTTGACGAGTCTGAAAACGGGAAGCAGAGTATCGGGATCAAGCGTGACTGTGAACGATGCACCGTGAGGCTTCAAGATGGAATACAGCCAGTCTGCGAGGTTGTCCCATTCGCTGCTGACGGTAACATTGTCCGATATCAGAGCACAATCTCCGATCGTTATGATCTGATTGTTTAGGTTTTCACGTACTGCGGCGAGAACAGCATCGGTAAGAGAGCCTTGATAAGTTCGTTTGCCCGAGATGACTCGATCGGCGAGGAGTATTTCAAGTAGATGCCCACCTATTTCACAGCCGCCGTCGTCGGAGGTTTCGAGATATTCGATCCTTCCGCAGCGGATCGGACCGTCGTTATCCCCCGTACGTACGTAGACTGCACCGTTTACTTTGGAGAGCAGATTGCGAGGGAAATGCAGGGTGAAGGTGCCGGTTTCGAAGTAGCGCACCTTCCATACAACAGAGGTCAGCTCATCAAGAGGACCTGCAAGGACATTGAAGCTGTCATCTAAAAAATATAGTTCCATGTTGTTTCTCCGATCCTTAGGATAGCTCACATTCCGTAGTAAAGCGGAGTGTATTCGATTTCGGCATCAATGTACTCGCCGCCCTCATCGCATATCACGGATATCTTCGATTCACCCGAGGGGAGACTGAAAAATGTGCTGTCCTTGTCAAAAACAAAGAATCTCTCCCCGTTTTTTTCGATATTTTTGCGGCGTTGGCGTGTGTCAATGACAAGCTCGTCACCATTCTCGAGGGTGATCGGACAGCGCACGAATTTTTCTCCGCATTTTATGCCCGGATTGACGACGGAACCTCCATTTGCAACGATCCTTGCAACGAGACCGCACTCGCCGTCGCCACCGTTTGTGACAATTGTTTTGTCAGTTGTACGGTAGATTGCGGCTGCAGTTCCCGCCCCACCCATGAAGTTCATCGGGAAAGTGAGGATCGGCACACAGTCGCGGAAAGTCACAACGGTCGAGCGCGCATCACGGAAAAATACAGCAGGTGCAATGAAGCACAGAGTCACTTCAGGCGGAACGAAGAGAGTTCCGCGCTCGAATTTTGCTTCCTCGCAGGGGATCACATCAATTATCCTGTCGACTCCGAACATGGAGATCTCAAGTGAACACTCCGCAGTAGGATCCATCATTGAGATGATCTTACGTCTTACGGATTCGATGGGATCGTCTGTCGATGATATTTCGAAAGTGATCGAGATCTCACGCTCGGCGAATCTGCGCTTTTGGGCATATCCGCCGCTTGCCGTTGCGAAAGAACGGATCTTTACGTCGAATCCTGTGCAGTCAAAGCCGCGCCACCCACCCTCGACGAGTCGGCAGGCGGAGTCGGGGGAGATCTCAAGTCTCTTATCCCCCGAACGAAAAATGATCTTGTAAGTTTGTTTCACAGTCGGAAAATAGCCTCGCTTTCTCTTCTGATACGACGCGCGGTTCTGTAAGGAGAGCTGTCGTCGTCGCGGAGATATATGTTCTGAGTAACACTTCCGCTTCTTTGAGATATATCTCCAAAGCCCGCAGAATTTGTCGGACTCCAGACGGATTCCATAGCGTTTCCGACAAAACCGGAGCCGTCAAGGATACCCTCAGCCATTCCTCGAGAGATCATCACACCAACCTCGTCACGCATGAGCGCGGATGGGGATGCGATCTCGTAGTAGTCGCGCACGGCAGAATCCGCACGTTCCGATACCTCTCGGATAGCCGCAACGACTTCTCCTCCGGCATCTCTTATTCCGGCGGCAATTCCGGAGATGATGTTGTGCCCGATAGATGTCCAGCTGCCGTTATTAAAATGAGAAGTTGCATCAGCCGCAGCCAATGCGAAAGCGGTGTTAACTGCCAATCTTCCGCTTGTTATTCCGTCACCTATCTTTGACATTGCGGCTCGACCGCCTTCTTCCCAGCCGACAGCACTGAAAACCGTAAGGCATTGATGCGCCATGTTGTCAATTATCAGAGCAACCTGTGCGGATACATTCAGTGCCGCCTGCGTCAAAGTTTGGAGTGAGCTAGCGAATGATGTTCCGATGTTGTTTCCGGCGACGGACGAGATCATTGTTTGATTGATCCTCGCGCCGATTTGGGAGACTTGTGATTCAAGGCTTGCGAGCTGCCGCGCAAAATCCGCGGTATCAAGTCCAACCCCGATCACAACCGATCCGTCAGCCATAGTTTTACCTCCTATATAATTATTTTCTTATCCTTACCGCCGCCTTAGCACGTCTGATGCGTCTGCGCAGAGCATCATCCTCGATGCCTGCTGTGTCAGTCCGACGCAATCTGACGACACGCATGAACTCTGAGTCCGGCGGGAGGGAGCGCAGGAGTGCCATAAATTTCCACCAATGCATTGATACTTCGGTCAGATCAATGCCGTACGCTTGCATGAACGATGCAATGATACGCGCGGCATCGAATTCGAAATCAAAAACAGGCACTCCCGCGAGCTCGGAGGAATGGTTGTCGGAGTCATGCTCGTCCGACTGAGAGACCTCCTCACCGCAAAGAGCGAACCAACCAAGCTGCGTTATGAGCTCTTCAAGGTGAGAGGCTCTTTCTGCAGGATCATCGGGGAGTGAGTGCTCAGGGCAAACGATCTTTACTGCGTCCATGAGCTTTGAGATTCCTCCGTCATCCTCTGTCATTCTTTCGACAAAGAGTATCCAACGTCTGAAATCACATTTTATAGGGATAATTACCCCGTCGACGGTGATCGTGGCGGGGAGACGTTCGCAGAGTATAGAGGGTTTACGCATTGCAGGCAAGATTATCGACGCGGCTTGCATATTTCTCACCGATTATGTCGGGGAGTCGTGCAAAAGCCTTGACCTGAGCATCCATGAAAAGGATGAATTCCATGTACGCCGCTGTGTGATCCTCGGCGCTAAGCTTTTCACCGCAGATCACCGTACCCTCACCCTCACCGAATACTGTATCAAAGAAACGTCTGACGATTTTGCAGTAGCCGGCGATCGCAGCAGATGTGTCCGCAACAGATACGTCATCTGTGTTATCCACCGATAGCTCTTTTCTGTGAAGTGCAGCTCTCAGCTCTGTAAGTGCAGAGTTGACCCTTGCCATACACTCGCTTTCGCTTATATCAAAGGCGTACTCCCGCCCCTCGTAGATCCAAAAATGATTCATTCCCATTCCTCCGTTTCTTGTGTTTTAGTTTAAGCCTTGGTGTAAATTGAGGTAGATTTTACAAATTTGCCGCGCTCAATATCGCCTACAGCCTTCATTGTACCGGTGTAGCAGAGAGCGTCAGTACCCTCACCGCACTCGTCGGGGATGACGGAGTAGAGTCTCTTAACCGCGGGGTAGATGCCGGGGGTATCTGTTTCCTCGAATGTATCAACGGAAAGGATCTCTACCTTTGCATCCTCACCGGTCAGCTCGAGGTCGGTAATGGTGCGGATCCTGTCGATGACGGCGTTTCCGCTGTACACCTCAAGCTCGTAGTCAATGACGGGGGCGTATCCCGTCACATCTGTGCGCTTTGTTGCCTCGTGGATGTAGCGTCTCTGGTAGCTCACGGCGTTTTTTGATTCTGTAAATTCCGTGAAGCCCTCACCGATGCGTGACCATACGGGAGAATCTGCGCTTCCTGTGTTCATAAAATGCTGTCTTTCGGCTCGTTTAACAATAGCCATAATAGTTGCTCCTTTCAGCGATCACACCGATCTCGGTGCGTTTTTAAAATAACGTAATTCATATGCGGCGCGGTATTCTTCGCTTCCGTCGTCGTAAACGGAGGATTTTTGCGCACCGTTGGTCTGACGGATCGAGCATCCGTCTTGCTCCATTGGTACAGAGTCAATGTAATCTGCGATGCACGCGAAGAATGATACTGCGTCAAGTCTGTCCCCGATCGACTGACCGTCACATCTGATCCGTACCTCAAAAGGTACGCTGACGATCGAGGAGCCGTCGATATATTCGCTGATGCATTCTCCGCCGCCGGAGAGCCACACCGCTGCATAGCCATCGCGCCATACCTCGGGCACAAACTCCGCGCCGCAGTCACATCCGCCGAGATAATCGCATATCAGGGTTGGGATTCTTATTTCGTCCATGTTTAACTCCTTGTCGGGTCTTGTGTTTCATAGAATCGAGATCTCACATGCGTGTAGAACTTCCTGTGATCCCGTCGCGGGCTGTTTTGGTCCAAGCTCCGATATCCTTGGCTTTTGCCGCCTCAAACCATCTCGCGCATGCCTGAGGGTGGTATTTTTTGTAGAACTGTCGTTTGGCGTAGTAGCACTCGGAGGCGTAAGAGGCATCCCAGCGCACCTCGCCACGAGTTCCTGCGCCGGAGACGTGACCGGATCGACATAGCTTGCCCGTGTAGAATGGAACGAACGGCTCGCAGGACGAGAGGACGGATTTTTCAAGATTGCGCAACGCCACGAGATTTTTTGCGCCAAGTTCTCCGCCGAGAGATTTCAGATCAAAGCTTACGGTGAAATTTACCATGGCTCACCTCAGCTTGAGTCTGACATGGGAGAGAGCACCTTCTCCGGTGAACACTCCTGCCTCTACAACGAGGAGAGAGCGTTCGTTGGCTTCTCCTTGGCGAAGTACACATCTGTCCCCGTATCGAGGATGAGGGAAATCGCATTGGATCCCGTTTTCATCTATACATTTACTTTTGTCGGGGAAGAAATAAACCGTAGTGGTGCCGCGCGAGGTCATGTCTGTATCGGATGCAAATACCTCACGGATCGCGATGCCTTCGAGGAAGTAGCTTTTGTATTTAGCTTCATATCCGACATCCTCGATGAATGAACGGTATTCGACCGTGCTGTTTAGTAAACTCATATATAAGACTCCTTCACGGTTTTATACCCATCTAAGCATGAGCCCGCAGCGCATAAGTCGTTCCTTTGCAGATGGGGAGATCTTGACACCGCTGCATCTTGTGGAGAGGTCGGCGGCATATGTTACGCTCACATCCCCAACCTTTTTGCTGAGGATCGCTTCATCATCAGTTGCGGATGCCATAAAACTCTCCTGTATGGCGACGGCAGCGGCAAATTCCGTGAGCTGCGATTCAGTCATGTCGTTTTTTGTGCGAGGGTAAATGAGGGAGAGGAGAACCTCCTCCCCCGTCATTCCCACGCGGATCTGTGTATTATCCGCCATAAATCCTCCAAAAATTAGCCGAGGTAACGAACAGCAAGCTCGGGATAGATGGTCTTGAATGCGTAGAGAACATCCATGGAGAGGATCTCTCTCTTAAACTTCATATCATAGCCGCGAACCACACGAAGAGCCACGCCGTTGTAGGTTGTTACATAGGATTCCACACCTGCCGGAGCCTGAAGGGGTCTTGTAATGAATGCAAAAGCATCCGGATGGAAGATGAGATTGGCGGTATGGCTGCCGATAACGGAGACTGTGTCACCCTTGGAGGCAGTTACGCTCGGGGTGAGAGAGACTGTAACGGAGGTGGAGGTAACATCTGCATCTGCTGTTACAGCGTAGGTCTTTTCGCCGATCTTGATGATGTCACCCTTAACCAGCTTGCCGGAGCCGGTTGCTGTGAAGGTAACCGTGGAGGCGTTTGTTACATCACCGGACAGAGCGAGTGTGCCGCCAAAGCTTGTCTTGTGGTCAGCGATCGCCTGAGACATGTAGTTTTCGATGCCGAATACTTTGCCGATAGCGCCGGTACGGAGAGCGTTTGTGGAGCCGCATTTTTCGGCATTGACAATGGACGGAACCTGCTTGAGCTTGGAAGCCGCGAGGGGATTCCATACTGCGCATCTCATGCCGGCGGGAACCTTTTGCATATCGAGCTGATAGGAAGCCGCGGCGATATCGTCGAGGCCGTCGGGGGTTGTGCCGGCAGTACCTGCGATGGTGGGGATATCCTTGTAAAGACCGAGACCTTCAGCGTTGATCTTAGCGGCGAGTGCGGCAGCGGCAGGCTCGATAAACATACGAACGACGGAGTCGAAATCACACGCAGCCTCAATGGCACCGACCTGCATATCAACGGTTGCGAGGTGATCGAGCTTTACGTCGATCGTGTCGTTCTGCATATCCTGCGGAGAAACGCCGCTCTGCTGGTCGAATTCGTTCGCGGTGAGCTTTACGGGGCAGCGCACGGAAACGGTGTCACCCTGCTTAGCCGCGCCGCCTTCAACGCTTTCCTTGTAGATAAGATTGGGGAATACGAGATTGTCGATCAGGCGGGGCAGAGCCTCACGCGCGATCTGCTTTACGGAAATTTCAAATTTTGACATTGTTTGATTCCTTTCTTATTTGTGATTGTGATGCTTGAGCTTAGATCTTTCTGACAGTTTTGTAATAGTCAGCGTCGGACATTGCGTCGGGATTCAAGCGTTCACGGGAGTGTGGAAGTCCACTTCTGATGGGACGCATGGGATGCGCTCCGTCGAAAAGATACGGGTCGGATTCCTTGAGTGCGGCGAGCTGCTCGGTGATTCCGTGGATGCCGTCTTCATCGAGGGTGAGCAACTCACGGTCGAGAAGCTTTGATACAAGAGCGCGGTTTTTTACACCCGAATGCTCCATCTCGCGTTCCACAGCCGCGTCGATCTTCATGGAAGATATCTCCGCCTCATATTCCTGACGAATAGCACCGACATCACCCATTTCGATACCGCGCTGACCTGCACGGGCACGAAATTCCTCATAAGAGAGCTTTTCCTCTCCGAAAATCTCAGCTATATCAGCCATTAGAACCTCCCGCCCCCCCGTACCACTTGGCGCGGTATTCTTCCACTGTCATTACACCGGCAGAGAGCTCGTCGAGGTCGCGGCTTCGCTGAGTATCGGTATCAGTGAAGTACGAATCGTCGAATGTGATGGAAATTGCGGCTTTCTTGTTGCATGGAAGCCCCATCACATCGGATGCACACCAAAGAAGCGCACGAATTATTCCGCGAAGGAATTCATCAACGTTTTTCTGGTGCTTTACAGTGTTCTGACGCATATCCTGTCGTTCGCCCATGTACTGGGTAGCGGTAAGTCTGGCGCGGGATCCGTTCTCGGAGAATGAATAGTGATGAGCACCGAGTCCGCATCGGAACGCAAGATAATCGAGCTGGCATTGAACCGCTTCGGCGTTTTCGTTTGCCCTGAGCTCAGGATTGTGCTCTACGATCATCGGATGTTCTGCAAAATCCCCGTCACCGATCGGAACAAATAGCTGTTGAGCTACGTCGTCGGGGGTGAATATGTTACCGGAGTCGTCACGCACGATGAGAGAACGATCGATAAAGACCTTTTTTCCGCCGAGCTTTATGTCTCTGCAGAAATTGTTGAATGCGAGATCCACGCCGCGCAGACAGTCGATCGCATCGGCAAATACAGAAACACCGAGTCCGCACTCTCCGTCGAAATTGTTCTGAATATTCGGAGTGAGTATGGAGAAAAGCGGTGTTTTCGAGCCTGTGCGGATCTCTTCCGGACAGGAGGGGAGCTCACGCTTTACGAATTCTCCTCCCTCACGAACGAAGAACTCGTTGCGGATGACGTATCCGTCGTCCTCCAGGAGATGCTGCTCGATGTAGAGGGTGTCCTCTCCGCGAAGCTTTCCCTCGGAAACGAACGCAGCCTCGGTTATCCGACCGTTTTGCACACTCAGCGGGATGATATGTGACGCATCGACAAATTCGAAGGAGATATCGTCCGCATCTACGGATAGAGAGGAGTCGGAATCGTCCGCAAGTCCGCCGATCCTGAGAATGGCGGCACCCGTTCCTGTTGCAAATGCTCTTTCAACAAGGCGGTTTGCGTGTGAGAAGAATCCGCTTTCCGAAAGAACTTTCATGAGGAAGCATTCCGCCTCCTCATCATCCACGTGGATGATCATGCGATCGTTGAGCAGTAGTGCTGCCCAGTCCTCGCATATTTTTTTTGCCATGTTCATGCGGTACAGCTCGCGCTTCACCATACCGCCGCCCACAGCGTTTTCGTAATACTCGTGGAAGGAGCGGTCATGCCCTCGCCACCACGATTCCCACTCGGAGATCTTCGCGTACATTGCCGCATTTGCCACGCCTTCTCCACCGAGACAGGAAATAATTTCGCTTGTTATCATATGTCCTCCTGTGTTTGTTTTGCAAAAATGAAGTGATCACTCACTTCATTTTGCTCATGTACCTCTCAATGGCGTACTCCATCGCGTCGAGAATATCAATATCCGATGTAAAATTGTCGAGTCGCTTGTCCTCCGAGGATTTTTCATCCCAAACCGCCTCTGAGAGTCCTGCTGCAGTCATCGTACAATCGCGCATCAGTTTAAATCTTCCCTGCGTCATCATGGAATTAACAAACGCGATACGGTCACATATCGGTTTTTTTGCCGAATCCTTGATGGAGACTTCATCCGCAGATAAATGACGCCTCAGACCGTTGATCAGGTACTGCGCTTCGCTGTCGGCAAAGATGTACTTCACATGCACTCCGTTCCATCTCTCGCGGATATTGCCCAGAAAAACCGAGAATTCTCTGTTGATCCGTGAGGAGTCGATCTCACCCTTGCCGCCGGAGATAGCGTGCTCGGCGAGAATGACGATCCCTTTTGCGCTGTGAAGAAATCCCGCGGCAACGAAGGTTGTTCTGGAGCGATTCCCCCCGAAATCGACTCCGATGTTGATAAAATCAAGCTCCGATGTGGGCACATGATCGACGAAAAAATCCTCGGGGGAATCTGCGAACCTGCGGTAGATGAGTCCTTCTGCGGAGCATCTCTGTCCGAGGATATCTCGTCTGAACCAAACCGAATCGGGATCATACTGTGCGGTGATCTCGTCGATGCGCTCGGGGGAGATGACGGGGTTGTCGAAGATCGTGAAGTGCGCGTAATTGAAGTAATCATCACGAACCTCGCCCTCCTCCGTCATTTTAGCGAATCGGTCGATGTAATTGCGGTAGATCGGGGCGTTTGGGTATGATGGGTTGAGATCCCAGAACACACGTCTGTCAGCGGCGGCGAGCTGTCTGTTGAAAGCCTCGCGGATAATTGAATCGGAGTGGAGATTTATCTCCGTAGCGATCCACATGCCGTAAGAATTTCCGCGGATCTTCTTGTATGAGTCGGAATTTTTTCCGCCTGCAAAAATGATGATCCTCTCTCCGCGCGCAGTATCCACACGCAGTGCCTCGTTGTCGCGGTAACGTCCCCAAGAGCACCGCCCGCGGAAGATGTGCTCGAGCCCCAGACCGTTGCACTCGCCGAGGTTGAGCTTGGCGTTGCCGAGGGTCGAACCGGTAGCGAGGTGGAATCTGTCAGGGGATTTGTCGAGCAGTGCGGCAAAAACGAAGATATTGTCAACAGTTTTGCCGGCACGCACCGCACCCTCCGCGACGTTAATTGTCGAACGGTATGCACGGCGCATATACTCACGATGCTTGGCACCGAAAAGGTATTCGCTCATTCCTCATCCTCCTCGCCGAAGATCTCGTGCCGAAGAACTCCGATCTCCCCACCGACGTTTGTTTGTGCGGTGGATTTTTTGTTCTGCAGATCGAAGTATAGCTTTATTGCAGGTATTGAGCCTTTTTTTGCTGCTTCGAGCAGGGAATTCCAGATGTAAGCTTCATCCGCCTCAGCGAAGCCACGCGCAAGTGCCGACGCGTACCCACGGAACGATCCGTCCAAAACCCATGAGGCAAACTCCTCGTCGCTGACGTCGTTCTCCCGTAGGATATCGTCGATACCTTTGCCGCTTCTGACCATGGCGTAAGCCACCGCAGCTTGTCTGGCATCCCGTTTTTCACATTCAAATTCTTCCACCGGCATCCTCCTTTCGGTTGGTGAGATAATTATACCATTCGGAACATTTGTTTGTCGTCCCGTGATCGTCCAATGAAACAGGAACGTTTCGTTCACAATTATCAAATAGGTAAATCGCTCCACTTTTGATAAAAAATCGGTATTGTTTCGAAATATAACGCCAAAAATTCCCCGAAAACAAAAAAACACCCGCAT